TCTATCGCGCTTGTAACTTTAAGTATTGTGGACTATCAGATGCAAAGAAAGATTTCTACTATGCAGACGGAACTAAGCACTCTCGTGGCAAAGTAAAAGGTGCTGAGGGAGAATGGAAAGATCGCTCCCGCAAGCACCGATACGTTATGATGTTTGATAAGAAATTAAAACTCTTATGGACCGATGAGACGAGAGTTGTCAGTGTAGATTAATCTACTATCAACATATCTGGAACTTTCCTCATAATACATTATGTTTCTCATATCATTTAAGAACTGCTGAAGATAAGAAGGTTTCATTAATTCAATTTCTCTCTTTTCTTCATTTTTTATTGTTTCATATTCATAGTTACTGACACCAATTACAGGATTGATATCACCAGATACCGTTTTGTAATCGATATTATCAGACTGTGGTCTGACTCCTGTATAATAATTTGCTTCAGTAGAAGCGTTATAAGGAGGAGCAATTGTGAAGTTTTGATCTACAATCTGTCCAGCAGGTAAGATCAATCTTCCTTTTGAATCTCTGACTTCAATGGTTTCATAGTGATGAACATTGTTCATTTCTGTGAGACCATATTTGTTTTCTACGTATCTGTAGAGATCATAGTTGGAAAGAGGCCATTGATCTTTAATATTAGTAATACCTGCTGTGAGTATTACAACCCAATCAAGTTCAGCAGAACCATAAAAGATTTCTGCAACAATATCTGGTCTTTGCATGTCCAGAATTGTGTACTTATCAAAGAATCCTACTTTATCCGAAATTCTATCTTGAAGTTTGACTCTACGGAATAAGTTTTTGATCCTTACATATTCTCTAGAAGAGGTTTTATGTAAAAGATTTGACTGATATAAAATATCAGGAAGTTCTCTAAAGTACGACATTAGTAACCAACTCCAGAATTTGCAGGGTCATTACCAGGTGCATAAGGTCCACTGTATTTTTCATCATAATCTTCAGAGTAGATTGGATTAATCTCTTGGAATGTACATGTAACTTGCATGTGAACTGGTGTTCCATCTGCATAAGTTGCATATGTTCCAGAAGCAGTGTAGTTAACCGCCATACTAGTCAATGCACATACCTTGAATTTGTTCAAGAATGGATGTGCTTTTTGACCAGTAATGTACTCTAACTGAAATACTTTTGGCGATGAAATGAATAAAGCATTTCCTTTTTTGGGAACCATTCCTTGCTTAAGTGCTCTAATGATTGCTTTCACTTGGTAACCTTCCTCCTCATCTCTTGGAGCAAAATCAAAGACAAAGGGAAATGATCTCAAAGTAACACCACTGAACAATAACTCCAGGTTTGACTGTAAAATTTGTCCAGTCGCCCTTGTAATCAGTGATTGTGGTGATACATTGGCACCAAGATTATTAATCGCTATTCCACTGAATCCAGCTATCACTGCGTTTTTAGCTTCTTGAGATAATCCTTTAATTTCTCCCGAAAATATTTTCCTAACAGCATCCATACTGTTTGCTGCTGCTTCTGCAGGTTTATCAATAATCCCCGAGACTGCACCCAACCCTGCAGCTTGTAAAGGGTTCAAAGTATCTTCAGAATAAGACACATTCAGGGTATCTGATACTGATTGAGGTATTGGAAGGTATATGTATTGAAGTTTTGTTTTTCTCTTTTTGTCTTCTTTACCTCTAGAATCTTTTTGAAATACTTCAGAGAAATTTGGTATTCCTATTTTATTAATATCAAAGTTGCCAGCGGTAAATACATCCTTTAAACCAAAAACATCACTGCTTCTCATTGGTTCGTATATTGAAATCAATAAAGCATCCGTGGTATCATGCAATGCCTTATATGGATATCTATAGACTTCTGGTCCGTTATCCTCTTTGTTAGGACTTGCTTTAGAACCACCACCCTGCTCATTAGACTTTGCAGCGTCTTGAGCCTTAGCAGCGGGTTTAGGTGTTATTCTATTAGATCTGGCGCGGGCGATATTCGCCGCTACCATTTCTTCTCTACCAGAGGGACGTATTGCCATTATAGGTCTTTTTAGGTATTTAGCTACCTACTTTAAAATCTCTAATAGGTAACATCATAACGTCTCTTAATTCTGAGGGATAGATTTCATAAATTCCGTCAGAAATAACTTCACTTGCAAGATAATTTCTTATTGATTGTCCACGACCTAACCAATGAAAGTTCTGTGCTACCCATCCATTATCTGAAAGATTACGCATTTGAACAACAGGATTCCTGTCATATCTCAAACCAGGAGTGATGGCAACATACTTATAGACATACAACTTTCCTGGAATTGGTGCCTCAGATTTTTCCAGGACTCTAAGAAGTTGATCCATTACAATGTCAGGATCTCTGACACCAATGACTCTATTTGCAACTACACGTACTCTATTACGATTTTCATCAGTATCTGTGGGTCTTTCTGCTGCTTCAGCTGCTGCTTTTGCTGCTCTCTGTTCAGCAAGTTTTCTTCTTTGTGCTTGTAAGAGTGTTTCTCTCTTTTGTTGTGCCATTACTTGATACCAAGTTCTTTTTCTGTTAGAACCTTGAACTCCCACATACGATCTTTACAATACTCTCTTGCTGCTTCCCACTTTGCCTGATTCTTGGCATATTCAAATGCCTCACCAAGATACTTTTTTGTCTGTCTTTTGGGTTTTGGTGGAGGAGCACATTGACGTAGTGGCTTCACTTCAATTAAAGATGATTTTATTCTACCATTAGAATCCTTATACTTAATAAAGAAGTCTGGGAAATATCTATGAACTTTATTATCAATCGGAGAACGATAGGGAATACAAAACTCTTCTGATTGCCATTCCAATACATTTTCATTGGTGTCACAGTAAACCATAAACTTGCGTTCCCAAAGAGAACGATAGATGATATTGGTTGGGTCGCCTTTGTATTTTTGAGGATATGAAGGTTTGTATTTTCCCTTATATGACATCTAAATAACTAAACAATCACTTATAAGATATTTAGAGTGCCTAGACCATTACCAAAAAAGATATCTGAACTTAAATCAGTTATAGGGAACGTCGCGCTAACTTCCCATTATATGGTTGAGTTTGCTGGTCTTCCAGGGAACTTAAGAAGATACTTGGCAGAAAGGGGCATTGATTCCAGATATATTAGTGAAACAATAGGTCTGCTATGCAGCAAAGCAATTCTTCCTGGTAGTGGATTTGCTACAGCAGATGTTGTTGGCAATTACATGGGCGTTTTAGAGAAATTTGCACACACAAGAACTTTTACACCAATGAGTTTGGAGTTCTACTGTGACAATAGTTATAGAGCACTAAAGTTTATTGAGCACTGGATGGAGTTTATGTCCAGTGGTACTGAATTTGGTCCAGACGCCGTAAATAATTTGACTCCTGGATATTATTACAGAATGCAATATCCAGATCAATACAAATGTGACCAAACTAGAATTACAAAATTTGAAAAGGACCACAAAAAATATATTGAATATAGATTCTTCGGACTATATCCAATATCATTAGATTCCACCACAGTTTCTTATGATGGATCCAATGTACTAAAGATATCAGCAACATTCCAATATGAAAGATATGTTTCTGGTCAATCAAGTTCTTTGGCACAATTCCTAAACATTAATGGAAACAAGGATCCTAGTCCTTCTGGAACTGGAACTGGAGCAGACGCTTTACAGAGAAACAATGCAAATCTTACCTATGCTGGTGGTAAGGTTGCAGATCTTTCCAATAAGTTGGATAATGGAGCAGCTGTAAAACTTACTGGTACTGATTATTTTGGTAAAGGTAGCAGTACTATATTAAATTCAACCACAGTTACTCAGTCTACTATCAGTCAATCCCGTAAAATATAATACCCTCAAAATGGGTCACTAAATAATTTTAACTGATTTGTAAGGATTGTAATGCCTTTACCAAAAATTAATACGCCAACTTATGAGTTGGTAATTCCTTCGACTGGAAAGAAGATTAAGTATAGACCATTTCTAGTCAGAGAAGAGAAAGTCTTAATCATTGCTATGGAGACAGAAGATTTGTCTCAGATTGCCAATGCTGTGCAAGATGTTATCTCGTCATGTATTCTTAGTAGAGGTGTGAAAGTTAGTGAATTATCAACTTTCGACATTGAATATTTGTTCCTCAATATCCGTGGAAAGTCTGTTGGAGAAGAGGTTGAAGTTTTAGTAACCTGCCCAGACGATGGAACAACAAAGGTTCCTGTAACAATTAATCTTGACGAAATTCAAGTTCTGATTGACGAGGATCATTCTAAAGATATCAAACTTGACGATAATCTGACTTTGAGAATGAAGTATCCTTCAATGGAAGAATTCGTAAAGAATAACTTCTCTATTAGTGATGTAAATCTTGAAGAAACATTCAACGTGATTATGTCTTCTATTGAGCAAATTTATAGTGAAGAAGAATCTTGGTCTGCAAAGGACTGCACCAAAAAAGAACTTCGTGAATTTGTTGAGCAGTTGAATTCTAAACAGTTCAAAGAAATTGAGAAATTCTTCACAACAATGCCCAAACTTTCACACACAATTACAATTAAGAATCCAAACACTGAAGTTGAAAGTGACGTTGTTCTTGAGGGACTTGCAAGTTTTTTCGCGTAAGTATGGCTCATACTGACCTTGAGTCATACTTCCGGGTTAATTTTGCCTTGATGCAGCACCATAAATATTCATTGACGGAATTAGAAAATATGATACCTTGGGAGAAAGATATTTACTTATCTTTCCTTCAACAATATATTGAAGAGGAAAATCTAAAAGCACAGCAAAATGGCTGAACCAACTCCATCAGGTGGGTTATTTAATTCAAAAGAAGAAGCAGAAGCTTATAGTAGGGGTGCAGCAGATGCCCGTGCTACGGCATCTGCTGGCGGTCAGTCAGATCCAGTTACAACAAAATTACTCAATCAGAATTCATTACAACTTGGATTAGTTGCAAGTAGTATAAACAATCTAAATCAGCAGGTTGTTACTCTAAACAATTCTCTGCGAGTAATTAGTTCAAATTTAGCAACCTCACAGGCATTAGAAAGAAGAAAAGAAGAATCAGAACAGGCACAAGAAAGAAAACTGGCACAAGAACAATTGCGCCAAGGACAAGAAAGTATAATTGAAAAGAAAATTGAAAATGCTGCTGTAGAACCTGCACGAAAATTAGCAACAAAAGCACAATTTACATTAGGAAATCTTGGTGGATTTTTCTTAACTCTTATTGGTGGTTGGTTAACAACTCAAGCAATTGATGCAATTAATGCACAAGCAGAAGGTAATACAGAAAAACTTAATGAAATAAAGTTAAACGTACTAAAAGGTCTTGGTGTTATTGTTGGAGTTTTTGTTGCATCAAATGGTGCTCTAAGAATTCTTAGTGGAACTTTTGGAAGAATTGGGATTTTACTTGCAGGACTTGCTGCAGTCGGATTGTTTACAAAACCAGGAAGAGATTTTCTTACTATTATTAAGAATACAGCAATAGAATTTTATAATGATTACATAAAAAATATTCCACTTATTGGAAACGAACTACCAGAGATTCCCAATCCAGAACCAGAACCAGAACCAGAACCACTAGATCCAGCCAAACCACCTAGTGGACAGCCTAAACCACCAGGGGCAAGTCCACCACTAGATCCAGCCAAACCACCTGGCGCTCAAGGATATAATGAAGGTGGTTTGGTAAATGGTAAAGAGGGAATTGATCAGATTCTTGCATGGTTGTCAAACAAAGAATATGTAATGCCTGCTAATATTGTAGAGCAGCGTGGAGTAGAATTTTTTGATAGTCTACGTAAAGGGGAAAGTATTTTTTCAACAGAAAACAAGAATATAAGTTCTCCTGCTTCACAACCAAAAGTTCAACCAATGCAGGATCTTTCTGGAAAGAAAATTGATCCAGAATCAGAAAAAGAACCTGGGCATAAGGGAGAAATTCAATTAGGAGCAGCACCAGGATCAGAAACTGCAGACGTTAAACCCGCAGAAGTTCCATTAGAGGGTGATCCCTCAAGAGGATTAAGTCCTGGACAAATTAACCCTGGAGACAAAACACTCCTTGAAATGGGATTCACTGTTGGTGAGGTTAAATCCTTTATTGATACTGAAAATTATATTGGCAAATTTGGAAAATTACCTTCCAATATTGTTCCAGTTGAGAAAACAAATAACATTGCAAAAAAAGTTTCTCAACCACCACCAGAACAACCGATTAACATTATTCCTATAGCGATACCATCTGGACAGGGGGGACAGTCTTCTCCACCAAGATCTGTAACTGGATCAACTGGTTCAGTTGGTAATGTTCCAAGTTTTTCAACCAGCGATTCAAGTAATATTTACAGGTTGAATACAATAACCATGTTTAATGTACTCCCAGGATAATGGCAGAAGCACAAAGATCTCTTCTAAAAAGTAGCGATAGCTTAGGGAACATTAGAAAATCTCTAATGTCTTTCAACGATGGATTGAGAAGTGCTAATTCAACATCTACTAATATTATAAAAGACTTAAATTCTGGTAACAGAGAAAAAAGTAGATCAATTCTGAAAAAATCTGAATTATTTGAGGCAAGAAGACAAGCAGTTCAAAGAAAAGAAAGAGAAGATGTAATTGAGTCTGGAAAGATTGGTAGTATAGTTGGTAGTGCAACAAGAAGAATAACTGCAAGCTCAAAGGGATTCCTTGGCAGAGTTATGGACTTTGTTGGAACTATTTTTGTAGGATGGATTCTAACTAATCTCCCAGTAATTATTAAATCAGTCCAATCACTAATTGGAAGAATCCGCGAATTAAGATCTATACTACAAAACTGGATTAACGGTGTAAGTGAATTCTTCTCAGATTTTAGTATAAGTCTTGACGTTTATTTAAATAGAATACTTGGAATTACAGATGACGGAACAGTAGCAGAGGCAGAAAAAAATAGAAATAAATTAGAAAGTTCATCAAAAAAGATATTGAATGATATTCAAAGAATGATTGATGATTTTCAAAATTTTAACCTCGCCACTTACCTAAAGAAACTTATCACAGGAGAATCTGGCGATTCCACTGTAAGAGGTGGAGGTAACGAATCAACACCAACTGCTGGAAGATTCAAACCTATTCTAGATCTTATTGGAAGTGCAGAAGGTGGGTACACGTCTATTGCTCCCAATGATAGTAATCCAAATCTCACAAGTATGACGATTGCTCAGGCAAAT